TCTTGTCTGCCGCAGTTTCCGAAGCTGCGCGGCTCATGGCCCGGCCTTCTGAGCTGATTAAGTTGTAGCCTGGGTCAGCTGCAGCGGGGTTGGTGGTGATTAAGCTGCCTTTAAGTCCCGTGGCCGTGTCATACCGCTGTGTAAAGTCCTCGATTGCTCTGGGATATTTTGGAAAAAACCGAGTTTCAGCCTTGCCAGGTCCCACAAACTCAGGGGTTGAACGAGCGCCCTCCTTTGACCGCGTTTTCCCAAGTGACATGGACTCAATAAGGTGCTCGGGGAACCCTGCCTTTAAGTCGGAAGACAATGCTGTGCCCTTGAGCGTCCCTGCTTTGATGCCTTCCATAATTGGGTCGTCCGGCGTGCCAAATTGGCGTTCAAAGTAATTGCGGGCTTTCTTGCCCCAAAAATCTTCAAGGAGTTTTTGCTGGCCCTCGTTTTGACCCGCAGCGCTTTTGGCATTGCTCACACCGCTTTGCAACAGCTGGTCAACTTCACTCACGTTTTTGTTTAAACCCACGGGGCCCGTAAGCATGGTGCTGCCCGTTGGGCGGACCGCGTACATGGGGCGCGCGGCGTCGGGCACTACACCGGCCAACGGACCGGCGCTGTCCATAATGGCACGGTCTAACTGACGGCCCACCTCAGTGGCGCCAGCCTTGACACCCTTTTCAATTGCCGGGCCCACCTTGCGCGGCACAGATGCGGGGTTGACCAAGTTAGACAACAGATCGCCGGCAGTGTAAAAGCCCTTGGCCGTCGGATCGGTAGGTGGCGCTTGGCGAATGCCAAGTTCAGTCATCTTGTTTTTGATGTAGTCGCTGGTGCCTACTTGGCCGGCCGGGGCTTGGCCCGTCAAGCCCTGCCTTGCCAACATCGCCAAATCCATAGGCGCGCCTGCCAAGTTGTACGGCATTTCCGTCAAGCCCTTGGCCACGTTCACATACGCCTCGCCCGACTTCAACGCTTGGCTGATCGGGCCTTCCTTGCGGCCTATGCCAGACTTCGGCGTCACAAACGCAGGCTTGCTCGCCGCGTCAATCTCTTCTTGCGTCAGCTCCACTTCACCCCCTTCGTTAAACCGCTTGGCTGTCAAAGTGTTTTTGCCCAAGTTGGGTCTGTCCAAAGTAGGCGCGTTCATCGTGTCGCGTATAAACCCCTTAGACTGCTGCGTCGCCGCTTGGGCACGCAGCTTGTAGGCCTCGGCCATGGCTTCCATCTGCGCCCTAGCAGAGCGCGAGTCCCTAAGCTCGGGCACTTGTTCTTTGGCCGAGGACAAGGGCTGGTAGGCCATGTCCATTTCCTTGCTGGCACTTGCGCCGCCCGACTTCTTAATGCTCTTGGCAATGGGCGAGGGAGCAGACTTTTTTGAAGGTTTTATTGCAGCCAGCATCTTTTTGGCCGAACCTACGGGGTCTGTGTCAACCGGCACGTCTTCCTCGTCTTCCATGGTGTAGGCGTTGGCCGTGGCCGTGGCGTCAGCAAGGCCGCCCTTGGCAAAGCCGTACAAAAGAGGCGCACCGGGAGAGTAAATGCGGTTGCCCAAACGGTCGGTCATAAAGCCCGCGTTTTGCTGGCCGCCCAGCATAGTGGGCGACAAGTTGGGGCTAGAGCCCATTGCGTTCATCGTGTTCATCGCGCCGTACATAGGCATGTCAGGCGATCCAATGGCCGTGGCTCCCAAGCTAATGCCGGGCGGGCCGGGGTTGAACATTGAAAAGTAGCTCTGAGGATTTGTCGCTGCACCGCCCAAGCCCGAGTTGTTAAACATCGGCATGGCCAAGCCTTGGGTATTAATAACCGGGCCTTGGGCATTAATGCCAAGGGCCGCAGGGCCGTTGGCCATGCCCCCTTGTTCACGAGGCGCGGTGCTTGGGGCGCTGCCCACGGGAGTGGGAGCCCCTGCAATAGGAGAGCTAACGTTGCTGGCTAGGTTTAGCACTGGCATAGGCGATGCCGCCGGTACCGCATTTAACTGGGAAAAGTCTTCAGAAGCGGTGCCGCCAGACACGGGCAACATTTCCGCTTGAGAGCCTATTACACCGGGAGCGCTAATTACGGGCCGTGCAAAGATTGGGTCGGGCATAGGCGATGCCGCCGGTACCGCTTGGGGTGCTCCGGGAGAATAAATAAGGTTGCCCAAACGGTCTGTCATTACCCCCGCGTTTTGCTGACCACCCAGCATAGTAGGCGACAAGTTAGGGTTGGCGCCAATTGCGTTCAAAGTATTCAACGCGCCGGCAAGCGGCATGTCAGGTGATCCGATGGCCGTGGTTCCAGGGCTGATGCCGGGCTGCGCAAAGATCGGGGCCTCAGGAGGCGGAGCTACCGGCGGTGGAGCTACCGGCGGGGCTACGGGCGGAGCTACGGGCGGTGGAGCTACCGGCGGTGGAGCTACCGGCGGAGCTACGAGCGGTGGAGCTACAGGCGGAGCTACGGGCGGTGGAGCTACCGGCGGTGGAGCTACCGGCGGTGGAGCTACCGGCGGTGGAGCTACCGGCGGGGCTACAGGATTTGTTTTTCCTTGCTCGCGCCTTGCCAGCTCTTCCTTTCGGGCCTGTCTGCCGTACTGAGCCCGCTTTGCACTGTCCTTGTGCGCTTCGCTTTCGCTTAGAGGGACTGTTACACCTCCTTTTGTTCGCGAAAGAAAACTGGCAAGCTGGGCCTCTCGCAGCTGGGCCAACATTTCCTTGGCTGATTTTCCGCTCGCCCAAGCCGCTGCCTGCTCGCGCGCGGCAATGCCAAGCCTTACGCTCTCCTCCCGCTCCTCCTCTTGCTTGGCGTACTTCTCAGCGGATAGTCCGCTCTCCAAAAACCTTGCCTGCTCGCGCGCTGTTTGCTCGCGCCTTGCTTGCTCGTTCTTGTCAATGCCAACCTCCCCGCCCTCGGCCATCTCCATCAGCATTTCCTTGGCTGATTTTCTTTTCACTTCGCCCCCTTCGGCCATAAACCGATTGGCAATGGACATTGATCCAAAGTTAAACTGATCCGGGTTGCTGACCACGTTAAGGGCAGTGGCGCGGTTGCCCGCATCCCTGCGCGCTGTTTCTGCGGCTTGCTGCTGACGGGCCACAATCTCCTCTTCCTTGAACGGCAGGACAGGCGCTGCCATGTCAAAGGACCCCGGGGCCGTGGGCGCTTGCATGTCAAACTGCCTTGCCAGTGTCGGCTCTGCCGGGCCCGCATAGTCAGAGGTGCGATCCCCCGCGTTAAAATCCGCCACAGCTTTTTCATACGCGCCGTACTGCTGCTGGTAAGGGTTGTACACATCGGTGTTGTACTGCTGGGCCGCTGCGTTGTACGCTTGGGACTGCTGCTGGTAAGGGTTGTACACCTCTTCTTGGTACTTGGCCAAACCCGTGTTGTACGATTGGCGCTGCTCCTCAAACGCGTCCAGCTCCGCTTGGCGCTCGGCCAAATACTCACGATCCGATGCGCGCAGAAACGCCCTTTGAGCAGGATTGGCAATGCCACCAAAGGCAAACTTTTGGACATTGTCCATGTCGTCATCTGACAAAGTAGTGTATTTCATAGCGCCTTGGCCAAGGTATTGGTTAGCCCATTTTAAACGTCAATAGTACTCCGGCACAAGGTCTCCCGTTTCCCTTTCCTCGTTGTCGTCCGTGGCCAAGCTAATAAAGTTACCCCGCCGAAACCTGTCCATTGCCATCGTCGTGCTGTCCACCATGTCGTCGTTGTCCCCGTGCGGGAAAGCCGCGCACTCCTCAACAAGCAGCTCCGCCCACTCCGTGTCAGGTGCCCAAACCATCCCCGCCTCAAACACAGGCGCCACCGCATTGGCCCGCGCCACCTTGTCCGTGCCCGTTCTCCTGCCCCCCGGCGAGTACATCGTCACAGGAATACTCATCCGCCGCAACTCCTGCTGCAAAGGCGTGCCCGTGGCCTTCGCCTCAATCAACACGTTGTCTGGCTGCCAATGGTCATACTGCTCCTTTGCAATGCGCTTTAACTCCGGAAAATCCCAACGCCCCCTCTTAACATCCAACAAAATAATCGACGCCCCAGAATCCTCATTCTCGTAAAACACACCCCACGTCGTGATAACAGAAAAGTCAGCCGTCTCCTTCTTGGAATACGCCGTGTCCATCGACTGAATAATGTAGTTCACCACCGGCGGCTCATCATGCGGCCAGACCCTCCACCACTCCCTCTTCAAGATCGCACCCTCGTCATTCGTAGGCTGCTGCTGGTACATTGCATTCCACTTCTGTACCGACAAACTAGCCTTCACGCCTTCCAACTCCTCCAACTTCCAAAACTCCGGCCACAAGGGTTTACCCGATGGCAAGATGGCAGGAAACTCAATCACCTCCCACTGATCCGCG